GAGAGGAAAAAGTATGAAAAATAATTGGGATGGTCCACAGTATACAAACGATACTTTATGTCATTCTTCTGGTCCATGGAAACATCATAAATATATTCAGAAAATTGGCGAAGGTGCTAATGCCATATATAAATATCACGTAACTGGTGAAGGTTATAAGGAAGAAGCCGCTAAAGCTGCTGAAGAGTCTGAAGAATATTTGAAAAAAAGCTCGAAAGCAGCAAAGGAAGGATATAATTCAACACTTAAATCTATTGAATACAGAGATGCTGCTCGTACAGCAGCTGAAAATGGTCGCTATGATAAACAACACTATTCTAGCTATCCTAAATTAGCTGCTAAAGACGCTAAAGATTTTCTTAGATATAGTAACAAAAAGCAGGATGCAGACAGAGCTAGCGAATATAACTCACATATGCACCAAATTTATAGCGATAGAAGTGACCGCGCTAAAGATAAAGAAGCAAAAGCAAATAATGACTATAAAACAAAATCTCTAGCAGGTATTGCAGAAGCTACAATAGAAAAGGGTAAAAATTTCATATCTAAATTATTTAAACATTAAGAGGAGGCTTAGAGGAAAAAGTATGAAAAATTGGGATGGTCTACAGTATACAAATGATACTTTATGTCATTCTTCTGGTCCATGGAAACACCATAAATATGTTCAGAAAATTGGTGAAGGCGCTAATGCTGTGTATAAGTATGTGAAGGATAAAGGTGCTGAAATTGCAGATGCTGCTGGTGTTGATGAAAGAGAAGAATACTTAAAACGCAAGAAGACATCTGACCGATATGAGAAAGATCTTGATGAACTTGGATACCGTCCTCTAGATAAGAATTCAGGTCGTACTGATACTTTTAGTAAGTATGTAGATATTAACGACCAGCACGATAAGTTCATCAAGGACTGGAAGAACTGGCAGAACAATACAGATCGTTGGAAAGAGTATGGTCATAAACTTCAGAGTAAATCATACGAGGCTAATAAGAAAACAAGTGAAGCTGCTAGTAACTATTACAAGACCCCGCTGGGTAAAATTGAGTTATCAGCCCCAGTGACTGCATTAAAAAAGACAATAGAAAAAGGCAAAAAATTCATATCTAAATTATTCTAAACATTAAGGGGGAGCTGGAATGCCAACAATAATTAACCGGTTCCGAAATGCTTGGGACGCATTTAAATCTAGGGAACCAACCCCTATTGACTATGGACCTGCTGATACCAGAAGACCTGATAAGTATTACTTGATGCATGGTAACAATAGATCCATTGTAACAATGGTTTATAACCGAATTGCTGTTGATGCGGCTGCTCTAAATATTAGACACGCTAGAGTTGATAGCAACGGTAAATTTGCAGATACAATTCCGTCAGCTTTGAATAACGCATTAACAGTATCTGCAAACTTTGATCAGACTGGTCGAAATCTTATTCAAGATGTAGTCATGTCAATGTTCGATGAAGGTTGTGTAGCAATCGTACCAACTCTTACAACCAAAGATCCATTATTAACAGATTCATATGATATTGGTGAACTCCGTGTTGGACAAATCGTGGAATGGCGACCACGACATGTAAAGGTCAACGTTTATAACGAAAAGACTGGTAGACACCAAGAAATAATGCTTCCAAAACATATGGTTGCTATTGTCGAGAATCCATTCTATTCAATCATGAATGAACCGAACTCAACTCTACAGCAGCTTATACGAACATTGTATCAGATCGAAAAACTGAATAACCAGACAACATCTGGAAAGATGGATTTGATTATTCAGCTTCCTTATGTAGTAAAAGGCACAACTAAGACGGAACAAGCAAAAGAACGACTTGCTAATATAGAACACCAGTTAAGTGGTTCAAAGTATGGTATCGCTTACATTGATGGTACAGAAAAGATTACACAGCTCAATCGAAGTGTTGATAACCAATTATGGCAACAGGCACAAGACTTAACAGCTATGCTCTTTAACCAGCTTGGATTAACACAGGGCGTCTTTGATGGCACTGCCGATGAACAGACGATGCTCAATTATTATACACATACTATTGAACCAATCATGACAGCAATTGTTGAAGAGATGACGAGAAAATTCTTATCAAAGACAGCCATTTCTCAGAGACAGTCAATCGTGTTCTTTAGAGATCCATTCAAACTTGTTCCAGACAGTCAGATTGCAGATATCGCAGACAAACTTACTAGAAACGAAATTGCTAGCTCTAATGAAATGCGAGCTGTTATCGGATGGAAGCCATCTGAAGATCCTAGGGCTAATGAACTCAGAAATAAGAACCTTAATCAGGAAGCAGATGCCGTTCCTATTATGGCAACTACTGACGGAGATTCACCACAAGATGCCGCTAGAGTCGCTAATGGTAAATCCATCATAGAGAGATTACTACAACAAACTAATAAGGAGGAGAAAAATCAAAATGGGGTTTAAATATGACTTCAGTGGTTGGGCAACAAAGAACAACATCTTATGTTCTGATGGTCGAACCATTATGAAAGATGCATTTAAAGAACAGGATGGCACTGTTGTACCTCTTGTTTGGATGCACCAGCATGATTCCATAGACAACGTTCTTGGACATGCGCTGTTGAAAAATACTGCAGAAGGCGTAAGAGCTTATTGCAAATTCAATGATTCTGAAGAAGGTCAGGCTGCAAAACTTAGAGTTGAATCTGGGGATATTAACTCTCTGTCAATACATGCTGGAAGACTGAAACAGGATTCTCGTAAAAATGTTATTCATGGCAAAATCAATGAGGTTAGTCTTGTGCTAGCAGGTGCTAACGATGGAGCTTTGATTGACACACTTTCATTTGCACATGGGGAAGATAGCGATATTGCAGATGAATGTGAATACTACCCAATGGTAGAACTGACACTTGAGCATGGCGAGATAGATTACGAAGAAGAGCATCTTGAACATGCTGAAGAGGAAAAGCCAAAGAAGGAGGAAGGTATGAACGAAGGCGAAGAAAAGAAGCCATCTGAAAAAACAATCAGTGACATTTACAACAGTATGAGTGACGAGCAGAAAGATGCTGTTGCTTATATGGTTGGAGCAGCTCTCGAAAATAAGGAGGGCGAAGAAGATGAAAAAGGTTCAAAGGAGGACGAAGAAGATATGAAACACAGCGTATTTGATGCTGAACAGACAAGAGGACAGGCTTATATTAGCCATGCTGATCAGGAAGGAATCATCAGTCTTGCAAAGACAACATCCGTTGGTTCTCTCCAGGATGCTCTTGAGATTTATGCTCAGGATAACGAACTCTCACATGCAGATATTGCTGCAGCAGGTGGTTTCGTACAGCCAGCTGAAGGTGTTACTGGCGATGTAACAACAATGTTCCCAGAGTATAAGGATGTTAAGCCAGGTGCTCCAGAGCTGATTACAAACGATCAGACATGGATCAGCACAGTTCTTAATGGAGTTCACAAGAGCCCTATCTCAAGAATTAGAACTCGCCACGTAGATATCCGTAACATCGAAGCTCTTAGAGCTAAGGGTTATAAGAAGGGTACACAGAAGAAGCTTACAGGCAACTTCAAGGCTGCTCAGAGAACAACAGATCCTCAGACAATCTATGTAAAGAATGCACTTCACAGGGATGATATTATCGATATCACAGATTTCGATTATGTATCATACCTTTACAACATTGATAGAATGATGCTCAATGAAGAGCTGGCTACAGCTATCGTATTTGGTGATGGCAGAGATGATGCTGATCCAGATAAGATTTCTGAAGAGCACATCAGACCAATCTATCTTGATGACGATCTTTATACAATTCATAAGACACTTGACCTTGAGACAGCAAAGACTACTCTCCAGGGTTCAAACACATCTGCTTACTTCAGCGAGAACTACATCTATGCTGAAGCTATGATTGAAGCTGTTCTTTATGCTCGTGAGACATATAAGGGTTCTGGTTCACCAATCATGCTGATGGCTCCTCATACTCTTAATGTAATGCTTCTCGCAAGAGATATGAACGGTCGCAGAATCTATAACGACGTTAAGGAACTTGCTGCAGCATTCAACGTTTCAAGAATTGAGACTGTTGAGCAGATGGCTGACAAGACACGTACAGTTGATGGCAAGACATACAAGCCTCTTGCTATTATGTGCAACTTCAATGACTATCATCTTGGTGCAACAAAGGGCGGTCAGATCACACACTTCACTCAGTTCGATATCGACTTCAACCAGGAGAAGTCACTTATTGAGACACGTTGCTCTGGTGCAAACACAAGAGTATACTCAGCAATCGCTATCGAGGAAGAAGTAAAGGCTTCAGGCGCTGAAGGCTGATAAAAATCAAAATGAGGTAAAAGTTAATGGCTAAGTATAGTGGAAATTTGGGATTTGCTGTAACTCAAGAAACAGCTCCAAGTGTATTTAAACCGGTTATTGTTGAAAGACATTATACAGGCGATATGCCTAGGAACATTCATAAAGTTGAGTCCAGCTCAAATGAGAATGACAATATCAACGTCAACAATCAGATAAGTATACTAATGGACACTTTCTTAGCCGACAACTTTTCCCATATAAAATATGTAACTTTATTAGGTGCTCGTTGGAAGGTCAAAACCGCGACTATAGACTATCCAAGAGTAGTCCTTGAAATTGGAGGTGTTTGGAATGGGCAGAAGCCGTCTTGATTTGGATGCTTTCTTAAGGAAATTAATCGAGTATCCAAAGGTTAAAATCTATTTCGACCCGCCAGAAGATGTAAAGATGGAATACCCATGCATCGTTTATAACTTCGATGGAGTCTACTCTAGAAGTGCCAACAATAGTAAAAATTACATAAAACGAGATCAATATACAATTACATTAATGTCAGAAGATCCAGACTGGAGTCTGCCTGAAGTATTTATGAAACTTCCATACTGTCATTTCGATAGACCGTATATAGCAGATAACCTCCATCACTGGGTCTTTTCACTATATTACTAAGGAGGAAAATTAAGGTATGTCAAAGTTAGTTTGGGACGCCACTGGCGAAAAACTATACGAAACAGGTGTGGACAGAGGTGTTCTCTATCCATACAACACAGTAAGTAAGGCATATGATAAGGCAGTAGCTTGGAATGGTCTTACTGGTGTAACAGAGTCTCCTGATGGCGCTGAAGTTTCAGATCTTTATGCAGATAACATTAAGTATCTGTCACTCAGATCAGCTGAGACATTCGGTGCTACAATCGAGGCTTATATGTATCCTGATGAATTCGCAGTTCTTGATGGAACAGCAGAAATCGCTAAGGGTGTAAAGATTGGTCAGCAGAGCAGAGGTATGTTTGGTTTCTCTTACAGAACTCTTCTTGGTAATGACACAGAGCAGACAGACCATGGCTATAAGATCCATCTTATCTATGGCGCAACAGCTTCACCTTCAGAGAAGTCATTTGAGACTGTAAATGAAGATCCTGATGCTATTACATTCAGCTGGGAAGTATCTACAACACCTGTAAACGTTACAGGATTCAAGCCAACAGCTACAATCGAGATCGATTCAACAAAGGTTGATG